GATACCAGGTCTTCAAGTTCAAATAAAACTGCATCAACCGGTTGAAGAAGTTGTAGTGCGTTTACTAGTCTACATTTTCGTTTATGGCCATTATTGTCTCCTTCTACCTAAAACTGCATCTAGTGACGGGTACCTGTTTGTTGCTTCCAAGGCGGTAATTTGAGACATTGCGGTCATTTGCTCCCTTGTAGGGAACGGTAGGCGTCCAGGAATATTATCGCTGTTTGCCAATGCCGCCCTCAGCACCTTGAAGATGGTTTCTCCGTCTTTCTTCACCTGTATGCCATTACTCAACATACAAGTATCGCCGTTAGACATTCCTCGAATCTTACGACCATCCATAATACCAAATTCATCTACATTGGACATTTCTGTGTAGCGAATTTGGAATTTTTGACCGTTTTCCTCTACGATAGCTTTATTTTCTGGGGCCGTTAGCTTGGTAAGGGCTGGTCTTTGGGGCTTTATTTGCTTGGCGACTGGCTTTGGAGCTGGTTTTGTCGCAGCTATCTCTTCGGGAACTTTGCGGGTCTGTAGCTGTGGCTTCTTGGCTGGGACTACAGGGGGCTTCTTGGGGACCGGTTGGGGTGTAGGAGCTACAACCTTTGGAACGGGCTTAGGTTGCAGCTTAGGAGCCTTGGGGGCTTCCAGAATCTTAGGGGTTTTGAGGATCCTGTTGGCTAATTCCTTCAGGGCTGTAATTTCGTCGGGCAAGAAGTCCTTTTCGACAACTTGAGTTACTGTTGGTGGGGCCCCGGCACCAGACAAAATTAGATATTGGGCCTTGACAAACCCTTTTAGCTCAGCTTCGACCTCAGCGATTAGGTCGCTATCCCCACCAAAGAAGCGTCCTCGAATTAGCTCACGGTACAAGATGGCTTTTGACATCCTGCGTTCTGCTTCTTCGAATTCGTCCCCTAGCTCGGGCTCCGCTGTTTCTTCTTCATATAGAGCTGGTTCGTCAGCTGGATCCACTTCAACAGCTACACCCGCAGTGTGGACCTCAACGGGTTCCGGAACAGGAGCCGTTTCGAACCCCAGCTCCTGCATAATCTCAGTCGCCGCGCCTTCTTCTGTAATAGGGGCGTCGCCATCAAGAAGTCCACTCATTTTAAGTATTATACTCCATTATTGGAAAGTGTCAACAACTATTTAGCAATATCCTGTTTCAGCAAAGATAACGTGGTGGAATGTCCCAAATGCCCCCGGAGCCACTCCTAAGGCGGTTAGGCACAAATGGCTTACTTCATGTTTAACCAATTGGAGAAATGCCGTCTCGTCAACTACAATTTTGCCATCAAAAACAACTCCAATGGTTTGGCCGTCCTGAACACCTAATAGCTTACCACTCCAGCTCTGGTTACCTACCGTAATAAGCTTGTCGACCACAATAATTGTAGCCCCGTAGAAGGCATTGGCCACTAAGGTCTTTGCGGCACTGGCAGTTAGGCCCTTGTTTTTTACCCCCCAGTCAGCCCAATAAAATGCCGCATCGTCACAAACCTCGTCAATCTTCCTGTACGGTACCTCCTCAACCTTTCCAGGAAACACAGCCGTGCCTAGCCTTGTCTGGAACGCCGAATTCCAAGCCTCAATGCCTATAGCCCTCAAGATATACCTCAGGACGATTAGTGAGAAAAACACCGCAGCAACAATCCCAAAAACAGTAAACCCCTGACGGTCGTATCCGTGAATGTTAGCGTATAGAACTGCTTTAGTAGCCGCCCCACCAATAATTGCTACGATTAGAGTCCACGGCCATGAATCAACGAACGTAAAAACCGGCTTCTTTACCATTTTGTCTCCTTATCGAATAGGACAGGCACCACCGTCACATTCGGTGCCCTCAATTGTTCCAGCTGCTTCTAGGTTGTCAAATTCAATCGGCTTTACCTTTGCCGACAGTTTTTCATACTGAGCTTCTGTGATAGCTTCCTTTGGGGCTTGAACGAACCCATGGCCAGTATGCTTTAGAAAACTGATCGTTTTTACTTGAGACAGATTGTTGGTTACCCATTCCTGAATGGCAGGAACGTCTCCGTCTTTGTAGTATGTAGTTACCGAGATGCTTTGGTCTGCCCAATACTTTTGGCCCATTTTGACGGCTTCTAATTGCTTCCAGGTGTCAAATCCTGAATCGGCACAAGGAACACCTTCAGGTGTTTTGACATAGAAGTCAACTACCGAAGTGTCTGGATCCAAAGAACCATCTAGCCTTTGTTGAGGTTCTACGTGGTGTCCAGCTGCTAGAATTTTTGGTACCAATGGGTCATTGGAAGCAATTCTAACGCGCTGGATGAAGTATTGGCTGTAGGCTGGATGAATGCCCTCGCATGGGCTATCAAAGGCCTTGCTTAGGCTTCCCGATGGCTTAATGACGGTCGTCCTAATGCTAGGCTCGATATTGAGTTCTTTGGAGTAGGCAACGTTTTCTTCCTGAATCTGCTTGTACACAAAATCAAGAACTTCAGGGTTAAACAGGTCTGGGCGTTGTAGGCAGCCAGTAATTCCAGTACCAATTCTACGGTTCCTGGTGATGACTTCCTGGATTTGAGGCCAGTGGTACTTCTCCATAGAGACACGCTTACCCCAACGGTGAAACAGCCTGGCCGCTTCGGCAAACTCTTCTTTGGAGGCAATTGCTGTAAGGTTGATTTCCTGTAAGTTACATGGCTCGCCGCTTCCAGCCTCTAGACACGCCTCGGCACAAGGGTTCACTACCGTAGCCGTGTCTTTCTTCTCTTCCCCCATGCGGCCATACTTGCGAATATTGGCCAAGTTGACAATACCGAAGGGTTCGCCTTGCTTGTAGGTCTGCCAGAATAAAGGCCTAAGGTCGTGTTCTGGGTCTGAGGCTACTACACTAAAATTAGCATTGCTTCGCTGTGTAGGAATAGGTCCTAGATCCCAACGCTTAGCCTTGAGGAATTCACGGTCCCAAGCATCACCTTGAACTAGAATAGCACCTCTACGCACATTTCCCGACACTACCATCTCTCCAATACAGCAAATAATGTCGGCGCTGTCAATCGGTCGAATTTTCTTGCCCTGTCGGGGGATGAAGATAGCGTTTAGTTTTTCGATCATTCGTACCAATGGTCGTGGCCCTGAAGACACCCCGCCAAACCCCTTAATAGGTTCCCCGGCAGAGCGAAGACAAATGGTTGAATAGGTAAATCCCTTGCCAGTAACAAACCAACTTTCTAGAAACCTGAACAGCAGCCGACACCAGCCCTCTCTACTATCGGGAACAATGAGATCGGCATCTTTGGTTAGCTTGTGGGTAATAACAACATCCTTCTTCACTGTGGGCAGTTTGTCTACATACTTTGATTCCACGGTGAACCCAACCCCACCCCCTAACATAAACAAATCCTGGGCAATGACAAAGTTCTGCCAATCGTCTGAGGATAGCCCCCAACAATTGACCATGCCAGCACCACCGATTGTGTCCTGGACAGAAGTTCCAGAAATCCACAAACCTCGTCCAGCGGGAGAAGCCTTTCGCTCTTGCATAAAGTAACGAAGGCGTTGGATTTCCTTCTCTGACACCTTATGTCCCCGGACGTTGCCCCCAATTACACGTTCAACAATTTCAGGATAGGTTTCAATCCTATTGCCGTGTGGCCTGGCGTAAGTCCTGGAAATTACTACTTGTGCTAGATTGCTGATTTGCGACATGTTTTCTTGAATGCTCCGTAGAATAGTAAGATTGCCCAACACACAAAACCGACCAGGTAATTTACGAACAAAACGGTGCTGAATCCATAAGATAACAGCAAGAATATCCATTGTCCCACAGTACCAATACAAATTACAAGGGAAACATCCACAGGTATACTTGTTTGCTTGGTTCGGATTGCTCTTATTGCGGCTGGCAGCGGAGCAATGAGGAACAAAATTCCTCCAATGATACCGAGGATGCTAAGCATTACTTACCGTCACATACAGAGCAGCCCTTGATGTAAGCACTCCCTAGACATATTGCATCAGCAATATCGTTATCCTTAATCCGAAAATCCAGCCCGTAGGTCTCGTTGACCCAGCGAACCGACAAGTGCTTCTTAGTTATCTTGCCCTTGATTCCTAGCTTTGCTTTGTCCATTTTACGACCAACAGTAGCGGCTAGACATTTTTCTACATGGAGCTTATGATTAGCCTTCTTGTCTTCCTTTGACATAGCCATACCGATTGTTTTGCGCCACTCCGAAGAGTTGACATAGAACACCCTCCCATTGAACCCATCTGCCAGCCTTACCAATAAATTGCAGTGCAAAAACTCTAATACTTTTTGGGTATAGCGCGAGCGACTCCCATTTGTTTCTTCTATGACAATTATGTCAGGCTGTTCCTTCTGGGCCAACACCAACAGCTGCTGCGCCATGGCCTCAGTCGCATTCAAGTAACACCAAGGATACTTGCCATACTCCTGAATTTTTTGAGGGTTCTTGATTAGGCCGTATTCACCTAGCTTACCGTCCGTGAATACAGCCCAACCGGTTTTAGTCGAAACGTCTAACGCCAGGACCTTCATAAGGGCCTAAGATTGCTTCTCTGACTCCAGAAGTCGCTTAGCTGCCGCACTTAAGAAGTCTTCAGCTGATGGAACATCAACTCCCCGGCTCTTTAAGTTATCTACCAGGAACTCAATCTTAGTCGTGTTCACTTTTTTACCTTCAGAGTAGGTATGATTAGCATCTTTTACCTGGGCCCTCAGTTTAGCTAAATCTGGGTCCATAGCCTTTGCAATGTCTTGTTGTACAGCAGCAATTGCAACAGCGGTAATCTCTTTATAAATCGCCTCTGTCGTAGCGGCTAACTGGTTTTCTCTCCACTCTTCTGGAAGAATTTTTGCATACTTTTTTAATTGTTTTTGTCGTGGATCGTCTGAAATCATTAGCTCTCCTATGTTTTTGGGTTGTTGGTGATATCTGAAAACATCGTAGGAGGCGATAGAAGATACTTTATCGCCTTTTCAATGTTTTGTTCTGAATGTTTTAGTAAACCAAGAGAAGAATTACAGTTGTGACACAAATAGTCCCTAATCATGCCCGTATCATGGCAGTGATCTAATACCATTGTTCTGGAGTCTGAAAAACATATTTTACAACAGTTTCCTTGACATTGCAACAAATTTCTCTTTTTATTTTTTGACAATTTCAGAGAACCCACAAAGTGATTGCCTCCACAATTAACTCCATCTAGCGGTATCCTTCCAAACGAGTCCGTCTTGGTCATTTTCCAACGACCTATGTATTGGGCCATCCCTTTTAACGTTTGCAAATTCTCTGACACCATACCTATTCCAAGATTACACTCTATACAAAGTACGCCTCTTACAATACGAGTTACGTGATCGTGATCTGTTACAAAATCTCTCCTATTTTTACCATTAAAAGAACGATTGCATATAGGACACCCTCCCTGATTGTTAAGGGCTGCGTCAAACATCTTCGATGACACTCCATATTTTTTAATAAGATTTTTGTTTCTTGAGCATTCAGAACACAACCAATCGAGTCCATCTTTAGCTGTGATGTTTTTGTGAAAACCACTGGCGTCTTTGTAAGTGTTACATCGTGGACACGTCTTACCAATAGTTACAGGTAGATACTTTCTGTTTCTTCTGCTCTCCTTTAGCTTTATCTGTCTGTTCTTATCGCAGAGCTTACATAGACCACTGATTCCATCTTTGTTCCCTGTGTCTACATGGAACATCTGTCGATTTTTGACAGACCCGCATCCACGACACCTCTTTGTAGTAGGACAATCTGTATAATTGTTCTTCTTGTTTTTTGCTCTGTATTCTCTTAAGGAGATACGTTTGCAGTCTTTGCAATAAGAACATAAACCTCCCGCCTGATTTACCGAAACAGAAAAGGCAGACTTCGGTTTCTCCAGCTTACACTTTGGGCAAAATTTAAACAATCTTAGACCTACCGTCAACCATAAGGACCTCTATTACCTCGTCGAATAGCCCTTGAAACTCCGAATTATGATCAATTACAATAACCAGGCGATTTTGACATTGGGTTTTTAGCATTTCCAAGGCTGACTCCTTATCAGACGATCCTAACCCCTCCAGAGACTCGTCAAAGACAATCCACCCAGGCCAACTACCTTTCCGTCTCCCCACCACATCACCTACAGCCAGGTCAACGGCCAGCTCGACCGCGATTTGCATGCCCCCAGAGATACCAGAGGCAAAAGACACCTTTCTTCCCCTAGAAAAGACACACAGAGTAATTCTTGCCTTAGCATTGCCGGTAGTCTCGGCCACCTTTTCAGTCTCAAAATCAACGGAAAGATGCCTAACGTTAGCAACCTGTGACAAAATGTCGTTCGCTGCCGCCGCAATCTCAACCAAGACCTCCTCAACAATCGACCCTAGGAACCCCTGACGCCCAACCAGAGCCACAACGTCCTTTTCTAGACTCAACGATTGCTTGGTTAGGTCCCGTTTTTCAACAGCCGCCTTGTAGGACCTCTCTAGAGATGCCGCCAAGAGCTTCCTCTCGTTCACCACGGCCTTTTTGACCTCTGCCTGGGACTTGAGGCTCACTAAGGTCTGCTCTTCGCTTAAATCGCTTTGTAGTGCGCCCTGGATAGCTGTTTCAAATTGGGTTACAGCCTGTAGGTCGCGCGCCAGGTCGGCAGCGAATTGTGCTTTGGTCTTTTTGTCTTCCTGCTCCAGGTCGGTGATTCTTTGACGCCTTGCAGATTCGAATGCTTCGGTCTTTTTCTTGAGGTTGTCTGTGATAGCTGCCAGGTTGCCTTGGAGTGCCGCAATGTTCGGGTCCGCTTCGTGGGGTTTGATCTCCTGAAGCTTCAAAACCTGCCCCGCCAGCTCCTCTTCCTTCACCTGAATATCTAACAAGGCGTCTTGAAGGTCGGACACGGTCTTCTTGACTGTGGTTAGAGTGGCCTCTGCCTCAACCCCCACCCATTCCCGCTTACATTCGGAACATTTTTGGCTAGCCAGTGTTTTTGCCCGAGTATGGGCCGCGTCCAGGTCCCTTTGGACTCTGATTCTGTGACCTACCGCTGATTTCAGGGAATTGATGGATACCGTTAGCTCGTTGCGTTGCTTGCTAGTTTGAAGGGCCTTTGCGGTGTCCTTCTCCTTGGTTTCTTCCAGAGACTTACGCACCCCCTCAACGGTCATCTTCAGGGCGGTTATCTCGATCGGCTCGTTGGCCTCGTAGGCCTTCTTTATTTTTGCGCGGTTGACCGATAGAACCGCCTCAAGCTCGTTTGATGCCTTGAACCTTATCGCTTCCCCTGCTCTTTGGTTGTTGGCTAACTCTTTCCTCTTTGTCTCGATTTGGGTTTTGAGTTCCTGTAACGCAGCTTGGTCAAATGGCTGGATGGCTCCAAGAGCCAGTTCTGCCATGTGTAGGGACTCTTTGCCGTTTGCTAGCGCAGTGAAGCAAAATTCGGCCTGGGAGGATTGGGTCATTAGCTCTGCGTCAAACTTCTTTGCTTTATCTTGTGCTGCGTTAGCTACCTTTTCGTAGGCCCCCAGCTCTAGGAGGTTCCACAGGAAGGTCTTCTTGTTCTCGTCGCTTAAGGACAAGAACAGCCCAGGCTTCCTTTGACCTCGGTAGGTGCAAATGGCTCGGGCTTCCTCGGTCATACCAAAAATATTGTCTAGCTCTGATTCCCCAGCCTTACCCTTGATGGGCTCTTTGTACGCACCACCGGAAATGGACAACCCTTTTTGACGCTTAACGGTAATGTCACCTTTAGAGGTCTCTAGAATAGCAGTCGCCCCAGGTGCCTCTTCCGTGAACCAACTTTGCAGCTCTGTAGCCGGATCCTTACACCCACCAAAAATATAAGAAATTGCCTTTAGGAGGTAACTCTTGCCAGCTCCAGAACCAGCGCCAGTCTCAACAACCTTACCCCTCACAAGGTAGAACCCGGCCTTAGGAAGAGTTACCGTGTGGGTACCTTCGAAAGGGCCGAAGTCCTTGAGCATCAATTGTTTTAGGTATAGCCAGTTCACTTGTTACTTTAGTTAACAGATTTAACGTGTTTAGCAATCAAGGCCTTGATGCGAGCATTAAACCTCTCGTCATTGTAATGGAAGTTCCTCATAGCCAAAGTCTTCCAGGTGGTTTCGGTAGGCTCCCACTGGCCCTCAAGACCATAGCACGAACAATGCCCGCCATCAACCTCAAAAAGCTTTCCGTCACGCTTAAACAGCACGCAGGCGCTTCCTGAATAATCCTCGTATTCGTACACGGCCACCAGGACCTCGGCGTCCGTAGCCATACCGTCAACTTGAACCTCAGAATAGCATCTAGTGTCATAGTTATATCGATCTGTAGACCACTCGTTAGCCATATCCTTGTGGTCGGACCAATCTCCAAAATACTTTTGTGCTTTCTTTGACATGCTGTCTCCTAAGTTTGTTCGCCAGAGCTGAATCAGATTACGCCGTGTATGCGCAACTCCGTGCGCCATGTGTACTAGGACCTGCCGCACCCACCTCCCCTTGGAGGCCGCGTTTAATTACGCTATCCAGCGAATGTGGGTGCGGCAGGAGTCGAACCTGCGACCTTGGGCTTAAGAGGCCCCTGCTCTAGTCCAGCTGAGCTACGCACCCGGTTGACAGTGAAATAGGGCTTGCACCTATACCTTCAGGTTTCGTTCCAGTCTTTGACTGGCCTTGACGCACTCCTTGTGCTATTCACCGTTAATTTGTTCAGGAACGATAAGGACCACAAGCTCAGTTTTCTATATCAGTTTCACTTGTGAGCCCAACCGGCCCTGAACATTTTGTCGGTCGGGTAGGATTTGAACCTACATCATCTGCCCGTTCTACAGGCCATTCGCTCTACCATTAAGCTACCAACCGAGGACAGGGCCGTGGATATGAACCACATCTGCGGGATTTGAATAGTCCGCCGCTTTACATAAGCTATAGCCCCGTAACGTTGTTCAAGGAGACCTACCGTTTAAGGACTCTTCTAAAGTGCGCACCGTGGAAGACGACCGCCCTGAACAAGAAACATACTACCACTTTCTAAAAAGGAGTCAACAAGTTTTTAACTTCGGTTCGCTTTTGTTCCCGCTAGGGGGTCTGCGTTGTCGTGGCGCTCCTTAAACAGACGCTCTGCATCAGAATAGCGCTCAACCGGCTTGACCATGATCCCGTTATCTAGGCGTTCCATAATGCTGGTAGAGGGGCCCTTGGTTAGCCTCTGGACTATATATCCGCATGGACACATTTTTTTCTCCAAGGGGATTGACTCGTAGCTGTCTCCAAAGACCCTACCTTGCTTATAGCATTTAGGACACTGTGTGTTAAACAGTGCCATCGGGAGGTGCCTGGATAGAGCAATCTCGGCTGTCTTTGTTCGTTAGAGGACCTAACAATATCTTCAAAGGCCCAACATGAAAGGTTTGTCCAAAAACGGCACGCTTACCTGGGATACACCCAAAGGACGTTTTGTCTACCGGTACGTCTTCACAAAAAACCTGCCACCCATGCCAGTTAAAGAACTTGGAGACAGGAATCTGGTTTCCCCACCTAAAGTTAATCGGCCACAGGCAATGACGACTCTTGTCTTTTTGAATACGTAAAGGTCGCATGTTACACTCTTTCGTTTTCCATACCACTAGCTACTTGTCTCGCGAAATCGTTGGCATCCCTAGCCTCTGCCACATCTGCCATTTGGTCACGAGGAAACACGATCACCCCACCTACGGTACCCAAAAGGGTCGCCCCGGCAATAGAATTCCTTAGGGCTTCCAGAAGGGCTGGTACAGAGTCGAGAATACCTTCCTCAAGAGCATTTACCGCCTGACCAGTAGCGATGTTGGTTACGATGGCTTTTTTTGGGTCGCCTTTGACGATTGACTTTCCAACTGCTGGATCTTGTTTCGAAGAATCGAGTCCAGCGTTACTAAAAAGTACCCCGAGTGTATTAAGCAGGCTTGGATTAACAATTTCGTCCACAATTTTTTCAACCAGGGGGTCACTTTGTAATTCACTTAGCTCCTTTGCAATTCGTACTAGGGTCCAACCACCACCAATCAATGCTCCATGCTTCAAAGCCCCTCTAATCGCGCACACCGAATCTTCAGCACGGTCACGACGTTCCTTTAGCTCTCCGTTCGAAGACCCGATTACCTTGAGCTTAGCAATGCCTCCAGAAAGCTTAGCTAGGCGTTCCTGGAAGTACCTGGTATCGAGTTCCCCTTCGGTGTTAGGGATAGCCGCTTTAACTTTATCAATTTGCTCAAGGAGAATTTCTTCATCGCAATGGCCAATTACCGTACTGCGATAGCGACCACACTCAAACGATTTGATTCCCATAGGAACGTAGACCTCAATCGGGGCCCCGTTAACGACCTGCTCTTCTTTTACCAAATTGCCCAGGTCTTCAAACTCAGCCCCAGACAAAGGCTTAGTGACTGGATCAAAGATTACGCTACCTGTTATTGCGGCAATGTCTTCAAACAGGTGGCGTTCCGAATTCATGATAGGGCTATTTTTAGACACGACGACTGGCAGGACGTTGATGTTCGAAGGGGCAGTAAAAATCGAGGCCAGGTTGGCTAGAACGCCTTCGGAGAAGCCCGTGGCTATAAAAACAACGTTGTGGCAGTCCATATACTTTCCAAGGAAGGCGTTCTGGATGCGGTCGATGATATCGAAACATGTTGCAAAGTCACTAACTCGACCGTAGTACAGCAGGAAAATTGGTTTTTCCATAATTACGCGCTGAGTAGCAGGGTCATTGATGAATGCGCTGTAAAACTTTCCAGCACTCTCTTCATATCCGCTAGTTAGCGGATACCCATCGACTTTTTCAACTTCGTAGGCGGTTTTACCTGTGGTTTCGACAATCGTCACATTGCCTTCGTCCCCGGTGATTTCAAAACACTTCATGACAGCATCGGCTAGTTCGGTATCGCCATTGCCGGAAATCTTCGCTACGCTCCAGAGGTTCTTTTTGCCCTTAGGGTCTTCAAAGTCGCATTTTACAGTCAGACGTTCGATAGCTGGGGACATGACGTCTCGGAACAAATTTTGGATGGTTTTGATTATGAAAATAGAAGGGACCGTAGGATTCTTCTTGCAAAAATCTGTGGTGTACCTTACAAAGGCTTCACTCAAAATCGTAGCGGTTGTGGTACCGTCTCCGGCTTCTTGAGCAGTGCGAACCGAGACATCCCGGATAGATTCTAGGATGGAATGCTGGACGGCATCTTGAAAACCTAAAGAGCGAAAAACGGTAACTCCGTCTTTTGTGACTTGAGGCGGTAAGTTATATTCTTGCCGTTCAATCAAGACAGGTCTACCTCCAGGGCCTAGGGTACCCCCTACGATTTGGGAAATAATTGCCATCGTGTCTAGGATTTTCTTTTCAAGGGCTGGAGATTTTGGTACAACTAATTTTGCGGCTGACTTTGTCTTCAGGGTTTCCATGTGTGACTAACTAGTCTACTCCTTTTTGAAAAAGAGTCAAGAAGTTTTTAGGGTTTCTTTAAGTAACATTCTCTTACATATGAATACATGTAGGTGTTGTCTGGCTTCTGGTTCAGGAGGTTTTAAAAATCTAAATCTGGAAAACCTATCTTGTTATTCTTCTTCTTCTGATCCGGATACCTTATTATGTAGGAAATTTTTAGGTACAAATTCAGCACCTAAAAGACCAATTTTGTGCCAAAAAGGTACTTTGATAGGAGAGCGATTTTGGTCGTTTTAGGTATATTTTTGTTCCGTTTAGGTACTCTGGGGCGTAATAAAAGTGCACAATTTTGGTTGACTTTGGTACAAAATAGTGTAAAATAGTATGTTCAACTTGAGACATAGATGAAAAATCCTTTGATAAAAATAACCGGTTTGCATGCTCAGCCCTGGATGAAAATTCCCTACGGTACCATTTCTTTGTTGAAAAAATGTGGCTACTCCAGTAGCGAGTCCCTAGTGGTTCTGTACTTCTTCATGAAGTTGGATATTAACCCTATTGACGAGTCTACAGTAGTCTTCACAACAAGTCAAGAAGTAATGAATTTTTGTGGAATCACCAGGAGGGTTTTCTACAAGGCGATTGAGGTAATGACAGGTAAGGGCCTGGTAAAGACAGCCCCTCACACCTACGAGATGAAGGGGTTCTTGGAGAAGATTGACAAGCGCGGGGATTATTATATTGTTCAAGGAAATACGTAATGTACGATACACTTCCTCTATACGAAGAAATAGACTCCCTTTGGCCTAACAAGAGGAGTCCCGCCCAAAAGGCGGAAGAAAAAGCTGCCTTGCAATCTTGCGTTGCTTCAGATAGCGACGCACAATCCCTTAAGACCAAAATCGAAATCAAAATCGAAGACACAGATTCCAAGAAACTCCCCCCGCTAATCTCCTTGTTCGCTCTCCCCGCACCCTGTAAGGCTCGCCCAGTTTATGCCGTTGTTGCCCCTGTAGAGCCCGAGGAAGAGCCCGTAGACGACGTGGTACAGGCCTTCGAAGAGATCTTAGCTGCCTGGCCAGAGAATGAAATTAAGCAAAACGAAAAATACGCTAGGATAGCCTTCGTTGCCTGCTGCCGGGTCAAGCCCTTTGAAGACGTCAAAAAGGCCTGCAAACGGTACATCGAAGAGATGAACAACCCCGTGAAGGCTTCGACCCACATGATGGGCATCAAAAAGTTCGTATCGGACGATGACATCTTGGACAATTGGCTGCAAAAGGCAAGCGTTGTTCCAAGCAATTATGACTCATCGTTCTTTGATGCAGCATACGAAATCTATCCGGAATTTGCAAACAAAAAAGACGAAAGGGCCAAGGAAGAGTCAAAATCTTTCTACAGGCGTTTCGTCAAGGAAGAAGAGGCTGTCGATTTTTATTGTGCCGTCCAGTCCTATTCCTCCAACCGCAAGGACGACATCAAGACCTCTCAGCTCAGGGATGATTACGACGCCAGCAACGATAGTAAGTTCACCAAGAAATTCGTCACCTTCGTTCGCACCTGGAAGCAACAGCCTCGGGCCCAGGCTATGGTTACTTTGATTGAGCCGTTGTTAGGGAAGGCGTTTAAGGCAAAGGGGATTGACTACCAGTGCGTCTACCCCTTGGAAAACTTTGGGTCGGCTATTGGGTGGTATTGCCAGGTCGAGGGGGAAGACGGAGTTCCCAAGGGTATTGTGCATGCTGTCACTAAAATTGTGGAAGATGTGTGTTATTGCTTGACTACGGGCAAGAACAATGATAATATAGTCAAAATCACAAATGTGGATTACAGCATTGTGTCAGAGGTTGTGTCGGCGTGTAAGTCACAAGCCAAAACCTTGCCTAAAACCTGGAAACGCATAGAGAATGAATAATCTAGTCCTAGCCACGCCTACCAAGCTTCTTATGCCTATTGGCATTGAGAAGTCGCCTGCCTTTGAACAATTGCAGAAGGCGTTGGCTTATGAAGACAAACGGGTTACATACCAATACCTAACCTGGAAAAAGACTCAAAAGAACGATGACCGGTTCCTCCAGAGCGGAGGTAGGGGCTACAGGCATTGGTTTGTCCAGAAGCATGGTAGAGAGGCCCTGGACGACAAGGTAAAGCAACTGAATGCCGAAAGGTGGTGTAGCTGCCTACAGAAAGATGGAGACCGGTATTGGACTTACTCTGGCTTACAGAGATTAGTTGAACAGTCATTGGGCCTCAAGACTGAACCAAGACAATTCATAACGCCCGAAGACTGGAAGCTAGTTCCTTGGGCAACTAAACCCCATGAACCCAGGTGGTACCAGTCCAAAGCAGTAGACCTATTATGTCCTCTAGATGGGTCTCGTACTCATGGAGCGACTGAAATCGGTACTGGGTTGGGCAAGACCCTTCTAATGGCCTTAATCGTCAAGCGGATAGGTCTACCAACGGTGATTTGCGTACCTACGCTCTCAATTGCTACCCAGGCCCTATTGGACTTTCAGAAGTGGTTTGGGGCAGGTAGGGTGGGGCAATTTTTCGACGGGAAGAAAAAGAGTGACAAGTTCATCACGATTGCGGTATCCAAGTCGCTGTCGAATGTTGAGTTTGGCGACAAGCATTATGACAATTTGCGTAAGAAGAAGGTGTTGCTGGTCGATGAAACCCACCTAGCGCCTCCAGAGTCTTTGTCAAGTGTCATGTTTGGTTTGTTGGCCGATGTTCCCTACAGGTATTTCTTGTCCGGTACCGTGCTCAGGAATGATGGCCTGGGGACATTATTAGATGCCATTACCGGTGAAATTGTCTTCAAGATGTCTGTAGAACAGGGAATTAAAGAAGGTTTCTTATCACCTCTGAAGTTCTTCCAGTACAACATCAAGTCAATGGATGGGTCGAAAATAGACGACCCATTGAAGTGCAATAAGTACCACCTACAGAACAACAAGAACGTCTACCGACATGCAGCTGGGTTAATCAATCATGCGGTCAAGGAAAAGGGACGTAGGGTTTTAGTCCTAGTAGATACGGTCGATCAATTCAAGCGTTTGTTAGATGGGGGCCTTCGGGTAAGTTCAGCGTTTGCGCACGGGCCATTGGGGGAGAATAGGTCTACTGTTCCAGAAGATCAATGGAAGCTTCGTCCCATGGATTTAGTCAAGGGTTTTGATAACGGCGAATTTCCAGTGCTTGTCGCTACTAGTTGCGTTAGTATTGGGACGGATATCAAGTCTGCTGACCTGTTGGTAAATATTGTTGGATTGACTAGTGAAATTGAGATCCGACAAGGCATCGGTCGAGGTACTCGCCTGTTTCCAGGTAAGACAGATACAGTGTACATCGACTACAACGTAATTGATAATGAGACGATGGCTCGACATGCAGAAAAACGCCGAGCCATCTTCGATAGTGTCTATGGCAAATGCAAGGTGTTAAATGTTGCTGAGTAAAAAGTGTTCAAGATGTAAGGTAGAGATGCCTATTTTGGAATTTTACAAGGATAGGAGCCAAAAAGATGGACGTACTCGTTCTTGTAAGTATTGTAACTTAAAGGTCACAAAGGTATCGAGAGACAAGAATAGCTCTAGGGAGTTTATTGTCATACCCGAGGTAAGGACCTGCCCCAGATGCAAAACGGAAAAACCTAGTTCGGAGTTTAGCAAGAACAAGACTAGATCAGATGGTCTGAATTCTTGCTGCAAGGTATGTGACGCTAAATCTAAGGCCTTATCTAGCGAGAAAAATAAAGCGAGGCAACACGTCACAATTCCTGAGTTCAAGACCTGTCCAAAATGTGGGCTAGAAAAACCTAGCTTTGACTTTAGCTTTGCTAAAAGAGTGAAAGACGGGCTTAAGGGTATTTGCAAAAAGTGTGATAGCGTTCGTCGAATGATGGCCGAATATGGCATCTCTAATGAGAGGTATAACGATTTACTTAATTCTCAAAATGGACAGTGTGCCATTTGTAAATGCACACCTGGAACTGACGAAAGACCTCTGTGTGTAGATCACAGCCACATAACCGGAGAGGTTCGTGGTCTTTTGTGTGTTGGTTGTAATTTTTTGATAGGGCTAGCTAAAGATTCTATACATAATCTGTATAGTGCCATTGAGTACCTTAACAAGTATGAGAAATCAAAGTGAAAATATTCAATACGGAGGTTTTTGGATTCAGGGCAGCTCTCAGGGGATTGAGAAACCCCATGGACAGCTGGGAGAAGTCCGATACCGATTTTGAGTCTGTAGCGGGACTGTATGATCCATTTAGTCATATTGACTGTACTGATGCCCCAGAAAAAATAGGGGACGGCGATTTGTGTCTTCTCAAGAACCTTACCAATGCGGGAACAGAACACCGGAAGGCCCTCAGGATGATTCAGATTTGGGCGACGTGGATATTGCCTAGATATGTTTGGACCGAGGCAGACACTTACAAGATTGGTATGACTAGGATGTCGTGTAGCACGATGCACAAGTTGGGGTGTAGGGACCTTACCGTAGATGATTTTCAGGATGGTGATGTTAGCCAAAATACCCTGGAAGAGTTAAATACCCTTGGGGAGGAGTATCGGGACTTGGTGGGTAACAAGAACCGAAAGAAGGTTCTTCGTGCAATGAAGAAAAAGCTCCCTGAGGGCTTTCTACAAAGGGCAGACGTTAACTTCAATTATGAGACAGCTCTCAATATTTTTCGCCAGAGGAAGAACCATCAGCTACCAGAGTGGAGGTTTGGGGGCGAAGGACTTCCTGAGTCTATTTGTCACTGGTTGCATACCCTTCCACACCTAGATAAGTTGGTAGAAGTGTAATGGTAATGGTAATGGTAATGGTAATGGTAATGGTAATAGACTACCCTCTCTACATTGAACCCAAAAAGCTGAAGGAGCTTGAAGAAGCCTTAGCTGAACAGGGCCGGATTCTGAAGAGTATTAAATGGTACGGTAAGAATAGGTTAACGGTAATGACGACTGTCGATCCTCTGGATTGGCGAGGGGAGGCAACAACACAAGCTTTTCTTTTGATGATATTTTGTATCGAATATATGCCGTTTTTGAGCAGGAGAGGGATTGGGAGGATGGACTGAAGTATATGACCCATTACGAGAATATGAGATGGTGGGGATCAGCTGATTACAGATAACCAACAGGGGAACAAATGATCGACGACTCAGGACATTTCCAAGGTTTTACAAAGGTGGTCGAAAGGGCTATTGCCAAGTATGGCCACCTGAAGACCGAAGATATGACTGCCCTCCAGTGTAAGCAGGTAGAACAGCTTGCTAGATTGGAGGTTGAGTTTAGGAAGGCCCTGATTAAGGACCCCAATGGGGAGGCTGCGTATTTAGCGTTCATTTCGTTTGTGTTGGATGACAAGAAAAATATTCTGTCCGCCAGGCCGTACTTTAGGTGTCGTAGGTCGTATTTTGCCAGTCATGTGTCCAAGGCTATCAGGAAGCGCAATGTCCAGGTCCTCCAGCGGTATTGGGTGAATTATCACTTTATCAATTTTGTTACGAAGAAATTTCACTTTGGGGAAGACGTCCTTAGGACTGTCAGGAGGATCAAGGAAGCCAGGCAGAAGCTGGTAATTATGAATATTCCTTTGGTCATTTCCAGGGCGAACATTTTTTGGTCTAGGACGCCCAAGTCGCATTTGAGTTTTATGGACATGGTTCAAGTCGGGGTAGAGGGCCTGATTGCGGCTATTGATAAGTACTGTGGGGAATACTCTAAGGTGTACCGAAGTGTAGTTATAGGTAGGTGTGTTGGAAATCTGATCGAGTCATATTCTAGCACTATGCTTCATTTCTACCCCGCCGACAAACGCAAGATCTACCGTGCCAATAAATTCAAATCACGACACGTCCACGGTGATTACGATATAGACGATTTGGTCAACGAAGTTTCGAAGGCCGAAGGCAACGGTACCAACATAGAGGAAATCAGTAGCTTGATGGCAGCTGCCACAATGGTCAGTGCCGATTCGACTATTCAGAGTGACGCCGGGGAGTCTACGGTAACTGATTCAATTTCTAGGTATGCAGCTCCTGAGGAGAACAGGCCAGACCTACAGGTAGAAGCCAAAGAGACACATGATTTGATGCAAAGGGTTATAGAATCGTTGTCTTTGCTGGATAGGAAGCTTTTGAGGTTGAAGGGCCTTGACTTTGCGGTATAGTGGAGTATACTTGTCGGATGAGTCTAAATGAACTAATTAAGTTTTTGACAGAGATTAGTCAAACCCATCCAGGTAACGCGGAGGTCTATGTATCAACTGATGCTAGGTGTATCCGTTTGCGTCCTGAGGTTCAGTTTGGTGGCTTTGACATGGCCGTCATCCTACAGGGAGAAGACTAATGCTTGTAAGTAGCCACACTATTTCAATCTGGCATCAATGGAATTTTGCGTCAAAGGAAATCCAGGACGCCTTCCTTGTCCACGCAGAAGACGACCTTATTGTATTTGTGCCGAAGGTTGTAGAGAACGGGGTACACATTCCGGAATTTTTAACTCTTTTACATGTAGGAGACGGTGTAAAATTGTCGCACGGCACCGCATATGTAGGGAAGGGTAAGATTGTATGAAGGTTACGGCCCAGCTTCTAATTTCTGGCACTGGTAGCATCAAGGAAATCCGCGCCACCCCAGGAAACGATAAAGACCTGTTTATCGTCCTTGACACCTACAATAATGCCGCAGCTATTGACGCTGTAGTCGCGTATTTAGGCCTTGAGGCTTTAGCTAATACGCGCAACATTGGGTTTCAAGAGTATTTGATCGGGCTAGAGGGGATGGCGAAAGATATGCTTGGCCACCCATTGGAAGCTAAGAACGAACCACCAGCCCAACCCGTTGCACCTGTAACAGCCGACACCCAACATTACACAGAACAACTCCCCCTCTTCCCAGACAAGAAAGAAGACTCCAATGTCCCTAGTATTTCAAAATAATGTAGTTGCTTGTTTGCCGTTTACGGAAGAGCAACTGAACCCAAAGAAGACCAGCAGCCTTGCTACACTTGGCGGGGGGAAGGGGATCTCTCTGGAGCCCCTGTTGGTTTGGAAAGGTACTGAGGCTGGGGGCAAGACTATAATCGGTGATGATGACTTGGTCTTTGTGAAGTCGACAAGTATCACGACTCCTTGGGCAAAGGAAAGGGTTACGATTGCTGGGTGCGTGTGGGAGGATGTGATTGATGAAAAGACGGGCAAGAACAAGCTCATTGAATTCATCCTTGTTCCAGTATCGGAAATTATAGCTATTGACCGCGACTTTCAAGTAAACGAAGATAAGGAAGTATTGAAGGTGAACTAATGAGTAAATGTACTTTGATGAAAATTGTGTCGGCTCCTATAGCCGGTCTTTTGTTCGTCATGTTTTTGCCGTTTGTCGGTTTCATCATCGCTGGGCAGTACCTGTGTTTGAAAGCTTGGTACATGCTAGGGTTTGGTAAGCGACGTGTCTAAGATTCTGATTATAGGAGACGTTCATGCTGTTCCACAGGAGCTTGCTGATTGCGAGGCTCTGTGGCGGCTTGTCGTGGAGACTGTTGAGACTCACAAGGTAGAAACGGTCCTCTTACTGGGGGACCAGTTCAATACTCACGACATTGTTAACACTCGGGTAATCGACTTTTGGATGAATTCCTTCAAGCGATTGGTGGGTTCTCCAGAGACGATGGGGCTTGATGGGCCGGTTGTGGTTTGTTTGGTTGGAAATCACGACCAGCTGACCCCGACGATCAGACATCCTCATGCTATGGTGCCTTACCAGGATATTTGCAACGTGGTAGATAACCCTACTAGAATTGGCTCATCGTGTTATATGCCATACTACGCTAATCCGGTAGAGTTTATCGAGGATGCGGTAAGGATGAAGAACAAATGCCCAGATGTTGACACGTTGTTCTGTCACCAAACGTTCTGCGGTGCTGATCAGGCCCTAGGCTTCTATTCTAAGGACGCAGTCGAACCTAGTGCCGTACCCTTCAAGCGCATCCTTTCGGGTCACATTCACAAGCCTATGCGTTTTGGAAAGGTCTGGTATGTAGGGGCTCCAAGGTGGCGGACGCTGACTGATGCCGAGGTTGAGACCAGGAATATTTACATCCTGGAGACTGGCAAGCCACCGGTTGCAATCCCTACTAATACGCACTGTGCCAGAATCTATAAATTTGAGGATTCTGAAGCTGCACCGGTCCAGATTAACTTGACGCAGGACGAACTGACCAGAGCTGACCTAAGGATAACAGTCGCTGGCGACCTTCCTTATATTACTAAGCGTATGTCGGAATTGAAAGGGAAATATAACGCAAAGTGTAGAGGAGTACCAACCAGGAGCAAACTGGCTAAGGCCTCCGAAAGTGAAGGAATAGACAAAGCGTTTAGTCGTTTCGCTCAAGACTTCAATCCGCCGAACGGAACCAACCCCAATCTCTTAATGAAGGAAGTTTGTGCAAGATTTTAAGACATGTTCTAAATGTCACATGACAAAAAAGCTTGCGGAGTTTGGCAAGGACAAGAATCGCAAGGATGGGTTTAACTGTCATTGCAAGGAGTGTTGTAAAACGGCCAGGCTATTATATCTTGGGAAGAATAAAGCTAGGGTAACAGTTGCATATCCACTTTCTAAGGTCTGTTTTGCTTGCCAAGTAGAGAAACCTACAGAGAGGTTCGGCAAGAACAAAACGAACAAGGACGGCCTTCAAAGGTGCTGCAAGGATTGTTCTTATGTGATCTACAGAAGATCTCTGTACGGGGTTACAAAAGAGTGGTACCAAGCGACTTTAAAATCTCAAGAACACGCTTGTGCTGTTTGTAAGACCGATACCCCTGGCGGGCGTGGAGAGTGGCACATAGACCACGAGCACGTTAAGGGGTGGAAGGAAATGCAGCCAGCGGAACGTATGTTGTATGTTCGCGGGCTGTTGTGTTACAGTTGTAACCACGCCTTGGGGTTATTTAAAGAATCTGTAAAAAGCTTGGAGTCGGCGGTTGTTTATCTCAACAAACACAGTTTAAGAAAATTTGAGAAGGTGGAGTAATGTCAAAGCTAGCACGTTGTAGGCCCTCATGGAAGAAGCGAACGAGTCGGAAGGCCAGGAAACGAAAGGAGCAGGTCTTTCGGCTAAAAATATTCGCTATGCTTAATAGTAAGGTCAAGTTACCTAGTTGTCTATTGGCAGGGGCAGCTCTTCAGATGGAAGATTTGGACTGGAGCAAAATGAAGTGTACTACTTATGATATTACGACAATCAAGCTAAAGAAGGGTGTGACTTTCGGGCCACACTCACAGGTCTACGGAAGCGGTACGTCCAATGAGTAAGCTAGACTGGACAGCGCAGCTCGTTTTATTGAGAGGTATGTTTCAAAAGCTAGGAATTCTACATGAAGCCCAGGCACTTCAGCTACGGTTGTGGCCATATACGGTCGATCCTAGCTTAGGAAAGTCCGAGGCAAAGGTTGATATGGAGACCCAGATTGTCACTTTCGTTTGGAGTGGTTCAACGCTGAGTGTCGACAAAAAATACCAAAAGAGGCTCCAATCCCTGTCAGACAACGTAAAGTTTCTTCTTGGTGAAGCGTGGCTAACCGAGGTTATTCTCGACGGAATCACAATCTTTGTATCTGGAACCAATGCAAAACCAAGTAGTCGAGGCCGAAATTGTAAATCCAAGCGAGTTAACAAAAAGCGAACCAAGCGTAAGCCTAGCAAAAAGAGAAAATGACCCTCAGGCCTGGCTTACTCCATCTGAAAAGTACGCTTTAACATACTTCAAGGAGTCCTTCCAAAAAGGAGGGGCTTCTACGTATGCTATTGCTCCTAGTGTTCAAGCCCAACTGTTCACGCTGTATCTGAATGGCCGTAGTCTAAACGAAATCAGGCAGCTCAATCACCCGGCCTTTTCCTTGGGGCAGATTGTTCATGCTGCTGTGGAAGGTGACTGGTACAACCAAAAGGCCGAATATCAATCTGGCCTTATGCTGGCTGCTAGGGAGCGTTTACAGCAGGTTGGGTGTGAATCTGTCAAGTTCCTGGCTGATAGCATATCTGCGGCCCACAAGCAGCACGGTGAGGCCTTACAAAAGTACCTCCAGTCTGGTAATCCTGCTGACCTGGGGGCTTTCGGCATTGGTTCCATCAGACAGTACAAAGAGGTCCTAGAGCTTCTCCTTAAGGCCACCGGGCAAGACAAGACATCGACCACCAACCTGAACGTACAAGGGGAGGTTCTGCATACGGCCACGGAAAGCACTACTAGTCCCGCTGGCACCAAGACAAGATCTTTAATTGAATTGGCGGCAGAGAAGAAATCTAGGGAAAAACAGTAATGCCCTATTCATTTACTTCCGAAGAGGCACACAATAACCGACTTCTCTTGTTCGCCCCTTGTAGGACAAAAGAAGAAGTAAAGGGGTTTGTTCACTATTTTCTCGACCTTGAGTTGCCAGATACTTGCGTGGATCCAGAATCAAACAGCAATATGCTTGATATGGTGTATACGTGTTATTCCCACCTTATTCATGGTCCTGTAAACGAAGAGACTTCCAGGTATCTTTTCTTCTCTTCCAGGTTTGGTGGTAAGACTCTTTGCGAAAGCGTTATCGAGGTCTTGCTGCTGTTACATGGGCGACTGGACATTACCCACTTGGCGGCATTAAAGAGGCAGTCACAGGACTGTCAAAAGTACATTGCCAAGTTCTTCAATTTACCTCACCTTAAGGGTATCCTGGTAGGCGACTCCAAGACTGAGAAGGCGGCGGTGTTTTTTATCCCTGATGATGGTGGTCCAAACCTTACTGAAAAGGAATGGAAGACTCTTCCTGAGGTAGAGAGACAGGATTACGTAAAGGTTTCGAATACTGTTGAAGTCATTGTAGCTTCATTGGCGGCTACGAACGGCAAGCATACGGCGTTGTTGTGTCTAGACGAAATCGACGTCATGGCCAACAAGGAAGCTTTTGAGGAAGCCAAGAACATACCTACACCTACAAGTAGGGAAGACGGCTCCTTAGCAATGCCTTTAACGTTGTTGACTTCAACTAGGAAGTTTGCATTTGGTTTAGTATCTGCCGAAATAGCCAACGCAGAAAAAACGGGGTTAATTGTCAAGCACTGGAACATCTTAGATGTCTGCAAGGCTTGCCCCGCTTCTAGGCACCTTCCTGACCTTCCCAAAAAGGACATGTTCATTTCTGAACAGTTGTTGGCCCAGGCAACCCCTGAGGTGTTCCAGACACTCCCGATAAAGGAAAAAGAAAAGTACACCAAAATTTCTTGTTTTGAGGGGTGTGTAAGTAATTGTAAGATACTGCCCGCATGTAAGACATATCTGGCAACCAGGCAGACCTCGACCTCGAAGTTCCTCAAGCCTATTACCTATGTCCAGAGCCAAATCCAAATAAATAACCTGGACAAGGCATTGGCCCAGCTGCTGTGCCGTAAGCCATCGACTGAAGGCTTGGTCTATCCAATGTTTTCGAAAGCCAGGCACGTTCTTACGCCAGCCCAAGCGTTTGCAAAGATATCTGGCGAAACGGTGTTCAACCCCAACATGTCAAAGGAAGAGCTGGTTAGGTGGCTTCGGACATTGGGAGGGGAATGGTACTGTGGCATTGACTGGGGGTTCACCCACTTGTATGCTTTGGTCCTTGGACTGAAGCTGGGAAACACAATGTACGTTACCCACGTTTTTGGATCCCCTGGATTGGACCCAGGACAAAAGATAGACCACTCTGAGCAATTCAAGGCGTACGAGCCTAAGGCCTTTGCCGATACCGAAGACCCCGCCATGATTAAGGCTTTCAAAAATGCTGGCTGGCGTATGGCTCCTTGGAAAAAGGGCAAGGTTGTAGAAGGAACGTCTACCGTCAAGCTCAAGCTGGCCCCTACCTTAGGTGGGGAGCCGGAATTGTACTTCATTCGAGACATTGGCGAAGACGCCATGATGGACCTGTTTACGCTGCATCTACAGGAGTACCACTACAAGCTAGGGCCGGATGGCAAGCCAACGGAAGTCCCTGATGATGAATGCAAGGACTTCCCTGACGCACTGAGATATATGATTCAGAACGTCTTCAACTTCAAGTCGGGGGTCACCCTTTCAAACGAAGTTGAAGACAAGCCGAAGTTGTTGTCACATGATGGCAAGCCAGTTTATAACGCGCAGACCTGGATGACACAGCGAATATCGGAATTGACGGGGAACGAGATTAGGCCCGTGCAAACTACCCGGCCTCAGATGACAATAGAAGAGATTGGCCACAGCTACTACGGCAAGGCTAACGAAGAGGAAAAGAAGGACCGTAAGGGTAAGTCTCGTAGCGTTATTTGGGACTTCGGGGAGTAGCTACAGCTCCCTCTTTAGGTTGGTTATGGCGTCCATGACCATAGCCCTCAGATTTTTGAGGTAAGCCATTCGAAACACCTCTTGAACAGACTTTGCCGCTAGGATGGAAAGAATTTCTGAGTCAATTTGCTTTATGACTCCATTTAACTCTCGAATAGCTTGCTGGACAGAAATCTTGTTCATTAGGCCTTCTCCGATGGTTCACGTTCTGCGTCTTCTTTTTCGATTCCGTCTAATACTTCATGAACGAGCCGGTGGGACTCGTCGTTTAGCTTTTGCAATTCTGTTCTTTGAGGAAGTTCCTATTTTGTTTGTTCTGTGCTCATCCTATATCCTTGTCTTTAACGAAGAGCGGCACAAGCCTAATTCCGTAGTTCGTAAGAACAGGGAACCGGACCATGTGTTTCTTATCTGTCTTGCTATATCCGTGATATCGGCCAACATATTCCGACTTGTGCCAGGTGACCGCGACCATGCTACCAATCTTGAATGTCTTGTGTGTATTGTTCATGGGTTTACTAATACCACTGGTTTCTTGGGTCGTCAACAACAATCTTACAAATAATGGCAACCCTCTCGATTACTAACAGGTACCTCGCCTATGAGGACGAGTCTTCAACTAATAACCCACAGCTGAAGTCTTTTGACCGTTCGCGGCAAATGCAAGGAATTCCCGTAGACAATCCCGCCTATGAACCGTTTAGGATTCAGCCGTTCGCCCAGGTGCAGATTTTTGATGGGACGAGGGAGCTTTCTTATGGTTCTTTGACGCAATATTCCATTCAACCACTTAACGCTGCGTCAAATCGCTATAGAATCAAATGGACCGGTGTTGGTGATGCTCCAGAGTTTAGAACCGTTAGGGCCGTCAACTTTTTAACAGGGGCCACCCCTCATACCGTTACCGTTACCCCTCAGCTAAACCAGTCTGTGGCTATCACAGCTTCGGCAGGCGCAGTCTTTGGGACCGTTGTGGCTGGGGATGTTGTCTACATTGCTGGGCTTTCTACAGGCGATTCTGCTTCGATTTTTGACCCATTGAATGAAGGGGTTTGGTCGGTGCTTAGTGCGACCTCTACTTCTTTGGTGTTGACTAGGAATCCAGGGCAAGTTTACTCGTCTGTCAGCGAGACCGTGACGATTGCTTCTAATGCATCGTTCCAGGTATTTTCGAGTGACGGGGTGCAGCTTGACGACACGTTGAGTCTAATTGATGGATTTAGCCCAGTGCTTCTACAAACCTACGAAATCGTCAACGTCACTGCTGATTCCCTTGACTTTGTTTCAGGTGTCACACTTCCGCCTACATCTGCTGTCGTCCCAGGCCTCAATTCAATCGTCGTTTTCTCCAATGCGAAGTCCTGGATTGCCCTTGAGACCGATCAAAACCTGGACGTTTCAATCAACAGCAACCTAAGCTCCTTTACCGTGGAACCCCTTCTGTCAGGAGATCCAAACAAGGTAGGTGTCTTCCAGCTGAACGGCACTGTCTACTACCTGACCATTACTAACAAATCAACCCTGCCAGCTACGGTTAGGGTTATCTCGGTCGAGTAAAATGCGCAAAACTAAAACACCGTCAGTTGTCTATGGCATGGGGGATGGTGAAGCTGACTTTCAGGCGCAGCTGGCTAAGTCTATTGTCGACTTTAGAACAGGGAAGGACAACGATAAGCCCACTCTAACAAAGTCTATTCTAAATATCCTAAACGGCGAAGATAACACAATCTCCCGTTTGGCATTTGAGACTGACCCATCTCAGGTCAACAATTTTGCCGGTGTCTACCACGCCAAGTTACGTCTAGTCCCTGATTCCGTCCTAAAGCGTATTGCTATCCAGGACTCTCTAGTTGCGTCTATTGTAAGAGCCAGGCAAAACCATCTAACCTCTTTTGGTCGTCCAAGGCCGGACAGGTTTTCATCTGGTTTCGTTATTAAGCCAAACACAGGTACATTAGATAAACTAGATCAAGCAGCTAAGGATGCATTTGCTCAGCAAGTAGAACGAGCTATTAAGCTGGTCTCTACTTGTGGCCATACAGAAGGTATCCAAACAGAGCACCAAAGAACGTTCGCTGAATACTTGGGGTTGTCTTGTAGGAGTGCTGTTGTTTGTGGTCGTATTGCCACAGAAATTGTCTATGCCCAAGATGAAGGTTCGGACGAAAGGCGGTTCTCCCACTTCGTTTGTACCGACGCTGGCACAATCTATAGAGCTACTACCGATACGACCGGTCAGGAATCAATTCGTCAAGACGCCTACCATCTGTTGTGTAAGTTAACGGGCGAAAAACTTGTTAAGGAACGTTGGAACACTAACGACAAATACTCTTGGGTCCAGGTAATTGACGGTACCCCTAAGCAGGTTTTCACTTCTGACGAAATGAAGGTCTACAGCTTCTACCCGGTGCCAGATGTCGAGTTGGACGGTTACCCAGTAACACCAATTGATACTGTAATTACAGCGATTACGACCCATATCAATATCACTACCCACAACAAGCTGTACTTCCAATCTGGAAGAGCTACTAGGGGTATGTTGATTCTGAAGTCTGATGATGCTACTCCTCAGATGATTCATCAGATTAAGCAGCAGTTCAATGCTTCAATCAATAGTTCCGCTAACGCTTGGAGGATGCCTGTCTTTGGTGTTCCTACTGAAGGCGAAATCACCTGGCAGCCAATTGATTCGGGTGGTGGCAGGGATATGGAGTTTCAGTATCTGACCGACATGAACGCAAGGGAAATTTTAACTGCGTTTATGATGTCTCCAGATGAACTTCCTGGTTGGAGCTACTTATCACGCGGTACAGCAAGTCAAGCTCTTTCTGAAGGAAACAACGAGTACAAACTCACAGCCGCCAGGGACGTAGGTATTCGTCCACTTCTAGCTTCTTTCGAGGACTTCATCAACGCAGAACTGTTACCGCTGATTGACGCAGATTTAGCTAAAAAGGCTCGCCTTTCCTTGATGGGCCTAGAAGCCAATACGCCTGAAAAAGAAGCAACCCAGTTACAAACCACAGCTGAAGTATACCGCTCTATTGATGACATTTTGCAGACGGTCGAAAAGAAACCCGTTGGCAAGGAGTGGGGCGGCGAATTCCTGATTAACCCAGCGTATCAAGCCATCCTGGACAAGTACTTTATGGTTGGGGATATCAAGGAGCACTTTTTCGGCCACAAAGGGGCTTCTCAAGACCCCCAATGGCAATTTTCGATGAACCCCGTTTGGCTCCAGATGAAGCAAATGCAGATGGAGGCCCAGGCGCAACAGCAACAGGCCCAGCAGCAAGCCCAGCAGCCTCCAGGCGACGGTGGAGGGGGTGGACAGCCAGGAGGGGGCGGCGGGGCTCCAGACGACGGCCAGGGCGGTGGGGAAGAGCCGACAAGGCAGAACCCACAAGACGACCAAACAGAGAACCAAAGGACAGAAGGTTCCTCGCAAGCTCCTCAGACACCGGCCCCTAGTGCTAATGACCTAGGTAAGGCAGTTTCGCAAGCTTGGGAACTGATGCAGAAGTCCGAGACGAACCTACCGCCCGAAAAGCGAAAGATTCTAGACCAACACAAGAAGACGGTGGAGTGGTTCACGCGAGGGTTCAACAGAGACATCAAGGACGCAACTAGGGAAATCCTTGATACAGCTAGACAATTGAGCCCCAAGGTCAAGTAATGCTCAAATTCATTTTGAGTAAGCCCGCCATTAAAGCAGTTGGGAGGGCAATAGACTCGCTGTTCAATCGTGCAAAGCGACGGTTTTTGGGTAGAGAGTTTGAAGGTAAGGCTATTCGATTTGGGGTGACAATGCCGGATAGGGCAGCGGATTACAGAACCGATCTGAGTCTTAAGGGAATGTTCGATAACGCTGCCAGGTCAGAGGGAATGTTCCCTAATCCAAAACTCTATGAGTCTGTAGAAAAGGGAGTTGAGTCTTACCTTGATGCACATAGAGAATTGGCCAAGGCGAGGGTCCTGCACGAGGTCCAAGCGTATCTTCATGAGGCCGAGCAAGGGTCTTCAAAGGCGGACCCTGAAAAGGTGTTAGGAAAGGCTTTGGAAGGTGCGTTTGAAAAAGTCGGCCAAGATGTAGAGAAGGTTATCGATACAGAGAGCACAAGGGGCAGAAATCTCTCAACCCTTGACGCAATAGGTAAAATAAATGCCGTGGTTGGAATTGGTGACCCAGTGATTGCGTTTTTGGGACCGAATGACGCTCATACGTGTAAAGAGTGTAAACGGATGTTCTTTTTGACGGATGGGGTAACTCCCAGGGCATGGCTTAGCTCAGAGTTGCGTCACGTGTATTTTAAGCGAGGAGACGCTAGCCCTTGTGTTGCAGGGTGTCACCCTCATTGTAGGCACTCCCTCGTGTCAATTCTACCTGGGTATGGGTTCAAAAATGGCTCGCTGAGTTACATAGAGCCAGGGTACGATATTATTGCGGACCAGCGAAAATAGTGATATAATGCCGCACATTCTACCTCAAGTAGCAGGGGCCGTAAGCTGACACGTTGTCCCAGGTAACGGGTTGGTAGATGTTGGCGCGGGCGTGCTTGGCAGGGGCAGCCCAAGAAGCCGCCTTGAGGATGTCACCGGTAGCAATGTCAACGAAGGCCCAGGCAGAACGAGAAACAATCTCCTGGCGAACGATGCGGACGTACTTCTTGCCGGGCATGGTGATGAGGATTGGTGGGGGCAGGGGGCTGGTTCTGTATTCCAAATTGATCTTGTCCTGAGAGTTGGCGATGAAGGCGGCGAGGATTTCGTCAAAAGCGGTGTTGTTTTCCATGGGTTAGTTGTACATCGGGTAGGTTTGGATAGCAAGAAAAATAGACGGCTAAATTTCAATACTCTTCCATCCGTCGTTGGTAGTGAAATGCACCACGTCAATAATACCTGAATCTCTAAGCATTTTCATACACTTAGAGCAAGGTCTAGAGAAGGCAATATTGTCTGTTTTATCTACTCTGGCAACGTACAGCTCGAAGCTATCGGTTTCCTTTTTGCGGGCCAGGACGGTTAGCATCCTTTTTAGGACTACGGCCTCAGCGTGGGTAGAACAGGAAATATTTGGGGACCGGGGCTTGGGGACGTTGACGCCTTTGGACAATACCCGGCCACCGTTCTCTATTACTGCACCGTGTCTAAACCGGGGGAATAGGCTTGTCTTGGCGGTCCTTACGGCCAAAGCTTGAATCGAGGGCTTACACATTGAGAAGCCTTTTTAGGTCGTCCATGTACCACTTAAGAGAGCAGGTACATTCATTATTGGGAAAATCGAAAATCGTCTTACACGATGAGTCGTGTTTGATGAACCGATTTAGGTTTTCTAAGGTCGAGTTTTTACCAGGACATCCACAAGTGCCGCAATCTTTTCGTTGTGAACCTTGGTGACATTTACAGGTACATTTCTTTTCCATGAGCTAGTTGTACCCTAGGACGAGGAAGGTGTCAACTGTTTTCTTGGTCTTCTTTAGCTTCTCTGATGGCGTGCTTAATTTCCCAATAAATCCAGTAACATAAGAAGAGTGGCATGGCTGATGCCATGAGAAATAATAGCAAGTCTATGATGATGTTCATCAATTGTTCAACTCCCCAAAAGGTCAGCCACGATACAGCTTCCTTGAGGGGTAATCACGATGTCGCCTGGTTTAAAAAAAGGCGCCACTTCGGTTAACGCAATGTGTATGTGTTCAGCGGCCCCTAGTAGAAGGTCGGACCTGTCCCCTTCCTTTTTAGAGATTGTAACAGTGTCGTTGGGGCGTGTCGAAAATGTCCATTGCGTCATTTTAGATTCTCCGTTCTGTTGGTGGTAACAAACCCACACTCAGGGTTTAGTTGAGTGTGGCTTCAAGATTGAAGCTAGACCCTATTGAAGACCAAGAAGTGCTTCCGGTCGTTTGCGACCATGATACCGGAGGTATTAGTAAACTCCTTGGCCCAGGCCTTGGTCTCTTCCGTCAACTGGTTGAAGTCGTCCACACAGACCTTCTTGTGCAGCTTCCATCCCTCAGGCGGAAAGTCGCTGTCGCAAGTTGGCAAATGTTCCAGTGCGGCAAATTTAGTAAACAGTTCCAGTTCGTATCCGTCGTAGGGGATAAAAGGTTCCCCCTTACGCTTGGATAGTTCAGAGGTTCGGAGGAGATTGAGATATCGATTATTGTCTTGCATTATGATTTCCTTTGTGAGGGTTAGATTTTCGGTTCGATGTTTAGATGTTGTGAATTCGGAAAGGTTACAAACTATTCTTCCTCAGGCAATCCCAGAGCTGCCCTAAAAAGAGCAGCTTCGTCAGACTCTACCCGGCCATTGCTTAGCAAGCGCTGGATGTAGCCAGGATCTTCGTCTGCTACGTCCCAGATGTTTTGGTCTTGCCATTCGCCCTTGGTGAAGTTCTCTAGGTCATTTAGGTGTTTCATGGGGTCTTTCTACTTGGTTTCGGTTAGAGAGTCAAGGATTATTTTGTTCTATCTTTTGGCTTAGGACCGTAGCACCTAGAGCACTTTTCCTTGTAGTTCACGCACCCGCAGGACATACAAGTCCAGGTAGGAATATCTCTTAGGGAGTTTACAAGCGCTTTTTCTAGAAGTTTTTGCTCAATTTCTGTCTTTGTCATGGATTTTATTCTTTTTCGTTTAGGATATCAAGGAGATGTCTGGAATTTTTGCGCTGCATTTTTAGGATGATGCTTTCTTTGCCGCCATGCTCAACAAACGCTTCCACGGCCTTAGTTAGCTTTTTGAGCTGGGTGAGGATTTCTTGAACATCAAGAACAGTGATTTCGCGGCGGTAGTCACCGGCTTCTTTGACAAAATCTCCTTGACAGGTCGAGTCGCCCCATTCCGGTCTCTCGTCGCTTCCCCAGTTGAACTGGTCACTATTATTGATTTTCTCACCGGCACGAAGAAGTCTGTATTGTTTGTTTTCCATGGGTTAGTTGTATCCCAGGTCGAGTTTGGAGTCAACCTATTTTTCGCAAGTAAGGTCGTTTTTGAGGAGTTTCTTTAGGAGGTGGCTTCGGTGGATAACGGTAAGGGCATAGCCAGAGATTTTCTTGCCATGCTCCACAAACTTTAACCACCCTCGGTTGTAGATCGTGAGAGCCAACCCCATGGCCCCGTTTTCCTCTAGTAACGCAGCCAGGTAAGCGACCCCTAGTTTGACGTTGGTTTTGAGGTCGAAAACGTCGAATTTTGACATACCAAGTCGTTTAGCCATAGTTTTGGCTGTACCAGGTGACAGCTGCATCAATCCTCGGCACCCCTTTTTAGACTTGCCCTTCTTGTCATACCTGCTTTCGATCTCAATCACTGCGAGGACTATTGGGAGAGCGACAGAGCCGCTTTCTTCGATTGCAGCCTCTGCCAGTAGCTTAGCGTCTGGAGGGGCCATAGGATAGCCTAGCGTGAAGCTACGGCGAGAGATAAGCTCCTGTACCTGGGCGACTGAGGGCGCAGGTATGGGGGTGAGCAGGAATTGCAAAAGCAATAGGAAATTTAACACGTTGCACTATTGTTTTGTTTCATCCTTAGAAGATTGGGCTTGGTGCCTAAGGTAAATTTCTCGTTCCTTACTTGCTCCTCAAATGTGGCGCGGCAATTCTGTTATGCTGCTCCACGTCATACGAAATCCAGTTGTCGTCACCAGGGGTAGACTCTTTCCAGTAGTAACAGTTACACTCGAAGTCATCATCGTTTGAGTGATATTTCCAGCAGTACGCTCGCAGGCTGCCTGTTTGCGCTTCAGTAAGCTCTTTATAGGGCCTGAATCCCATTCTCTTGGCTAGTGTCTCGTGGTAGATGTCGTTCATGGGTGCCTTTCAATGCAGTGTTCAATTCGTGGATGGCCTTGTATTCCGCCCATCACTGTAAGGAGTCCATAAAATCCAAAGAACAACGCTGAGAACAGGGTCAGTAGCATGGCTAGACAGACAATTGTATTGAGGACGCCTGCAAGTAATCCTACGATAATGTCCCACAAAATTCTCATGCTGCCTCGATTTGCTTGAGTGTGTCAATGCCTTCGATTTGGAGAGGGGAGGAAACGTAAAGGCGAATCCCCATGTCCTTACCGCAGAAGTAGGAGTGCTCCAGGATGCCTACATTAGGAGGAATATCGATACAGGTGTTGGAAATACTGTTGAAGGGGACGGTGGATTCGTGGGAAGGCTCCATGATAAGGCCGGTCTTTAGGTCGATGGCCTTCATGTAGTTCCTGGTTCCGCCATCCCAGTAATTCGAAACGTAGTACTTCGACTTGACCTCAGCCGTGAACTTGCGCCCTTTGTACTCAGGGTAAATGACCTTGGCAATCTTCTTGACCAGCTGCGCGATTTGTTTGTTTTCCATGAATCGGTTGTACCTCAGGCCTAAGAAGATGTCAATCGAAAAGATACTCGACAAAATAAAAGAATCCCAAGACCCCCAAAAAAGAACAGTCTAAAATGAGCGAAATGATTAGGGAAACCACTGCGTTGAATGGGAAGGTTTTCATGTTAATCGCTCGAATCGATGTTGTAGACTTCTTGGCAGTGTTTGCACTTGTACTGGTTGTAGCACCGGCCAATGTTTTTTGAGGTGTATTCATGCTTACACGGTGTTCCGTCAGCCCTAAGAAAGACCTTGCCCGTAGGCTTCAGGTCTTGGTGCTGTCCACCACAGTTACCGCATTGGAAAGTGTCGGTTGCTTCGTCGTATCCGTAACAGTTTTTCTTGTATTTTCCGGTGGCCGGGACTCTCATGGTACCGTTGCAGA